GGACCATGGTGGTGTGGTCTCCGCCGGCGTCTTGTTCGATGAGGTGGTCTGCTTCGGTTGCTGGTGCGCCGCACCAGTGGCAGTCGGGTGAGGATGCGAGTAGGTCGCGTCGTGCTCGTTTGTATTCGGGTGTGTCGTATTCTCTTGGCATGTTCGGGAGCCTTCGTTGTCGGGGGGGGATGTTTGTTTGTTAACTGTATGTCATCTGTAGGTCAAGAGATGTGTGAATGCTCCACCCTCTGGATTGCCCATCCCAGATCCCTATTAAATTCATATCATCAGTCTGTTTACTGATCGCCCAGTCGCATTGCCCAAATCATTTCGTCTTGCATGATTCGAGGCGCGACCGTCTACCCAGGTTCCCCTGTTTACTGCCCACCCCATGCGACCGGGGCACACACCTGCTACTAGCCGATTGTTATTTACTTACATTGGTGAACATTTGCAGCGCGTTACGTATGAGTATTCATGGCTCATGGATCGTACTCTCGTGCTGTAAGGCTGAGCAACCATCTTGTATTGCAACTTTGGGTCAGCTTTAGCGTCAACCAACATCAAATCAATACCAGTGATGAAGCGATTACCGTCGCAATACGAGCACACCTTTTCTGCGACTTCTTTGGTGTTTGCTTTGCGAATCATATCGCGCATCTGAGGCAACGATGGGAACTTGCCAAGCGCTTCCACCAATGGCATTGCTTTTTTTACTTCGTCTGGAGTTGCTGTTTGCAGAAACTGGTCTTGTTGCCAAACCTCAATGACTATGTTAAACGAGATTTGCTGTGATGGGAATATGGCTCGAATCTTGTGGACCATTGCCTCAATGTTTTTATCATTCATGTTGTTCCTATGCTTTCGGGTTGCTAAGGGTGTAGAGAATATATTCCATATCACTGGGCTTCCATACAGCTGCATGACAGCCAGCAAGTTCACAAGCGTTCAGCCAAATCTTTTGACCGGGTGTGGTGCGACCCTTTTCCGCTTTCAGTTCAATAACCAGTGGCCGTCCGCCTTGGAATGGGTGCACCATGAACAGATCAGGGAAACCAGCGTCACCTTGAACATTGGTCATCCAGCGGCCTTGACTGTTCTGTGCCGGCAGATCATGGTGGACTAGCCATCCGTACCGTTTGGCGATATTGATGACCAGATTTTTGAAGTCAGCTTCGCTGATCTTTGCGTCAATCTTCATCAGCTGGCACGATTCTTTTGTTGTCTGCTAACCATTCCCATGCTGCAGCAAGTTTTTGCCATGTTTCGCGACTGGCTTCTAATTCCTTGTAACGCTTTTCTAACAACGCTTTTTCAGCGCGTAAAGTGTCAATCACACCGCGCAAATAGTCAACTATTTCAATCGGTGTTGCCCCAGTTTGTTTTTCATCAAACGCGCTCATTTCTTGCCTTTCATACAAACAAGCAATGTTGCCCAAATACCAAACACAATTCCGATGATGTTAAACGCGACGTATGTCATGGTTTGAGTGCGTCAATGATCTGCTTCGCTTCTGGAATCGTCAAAATCTCGACATCCTTGCCTTCGTTTTTTAGTTCTATGCCAATGAAGTGCATCAGTGATTCGGGGTCAAGGCCGCGCTGTTTTCCAAGCGCTCGAATGTAATTACGTTGCTTATCGGTAGCCAAAGCACCAGGCACATAGTTGTTGGATGAAGCCCCGGACGGAGCTGGAGACACGTGACCTGTGTTGGGATTCTCCGCCCGGGACACCTTGGACATTTCCTCACGGCTTGGACGTTTGCCATGGGTTGCATATCCACAATTCGCTAGTGCGCGACCGATCGCGCTGGTTTCACAATTTTCTACAAACGATGTTGCGTTCACGCCACGGTCAGATCTGATCTCATGCGCGTAACCAGTTGCAGTTGGCACTGTTTCGCTGTTCTTGAAATAGATTTCGGCGCGAAAGATACAGCTGTCGCCGTCGTAGGACATCATGGCTGTTTCTACTCGCGCACCGGGGCCGTGTTCAGCCCAAAAGCGAACTAGGCGATCTTCTACGGTTTCGTAGTCGGTCAAGTTAAATGCCATTATGCGACCGTCCAGACGATTGCAAGTGTTCCAGTATCGGTTTTGCGTCGTTCATTGGAGTCTTTTACTAAACCCATCTCTTGGAGTTCTTGCCGGCGTTTTGCCGCGCTTGAACGCAAAATGCCACAATGCTCACCGATCTCGTAATCTGTCGCGCTTTTCAGATCATGCAATGCGAGCAATACTTTGTCGCGTTGCGATGGTCCGCGTTTTGACGCGCTTCGAGCTGCTTTTCGCGCTGTATCAAAATCGGTTACGCGGTGCAGTTTCTCTGCTGGTTTGATTTCGTTAACGGAAACATGCCAACCAGCGAGGCCGATTGACGTTGTAAAAAGTTCGTCTTGCATGTCGGGATTCTTTCTTTTAGTCGGGTTTAACTTGTCCACCAAGTTCTTCTATTGCCAAAGTAACACACTCTGCATATCCATCGTTGCCACTCAACTGGAAATCAATTCGCATATTACGCAAACCGCGGATCAAATGATCTTCGCGAAACTTCTTAGGTGCATGGTTAGGTCGCGCAATTTCTTCCAAAAGGCTGAACACCGCCATTGTGTGGTTTGCCATTGCTGATGACTCCAATACCATATTGCGGGTTTCTTCAGATAATTCACCTTGATTCCACGCTGACCCTTCGCTCATTTTGTCCCCCATGGTCCCCAGCCGAAACCGTAACGCTCGACACCGTATTTGTATATTTCTAATCCTGCGAGCAAGTTAGTCTCAGCGTGTAACAGATCTTTAGGTCGCGCAATAATACCTTTTGCAATCAGCCATTTGTGCCAAGAGCCATTTATTTGAAGGAGGCCGCGCGATCCACCATTTGGGTCGTTGCGGTTTATGGCGTTTGGTGCACAATTCGATTCGCGCTTCATGATGGATTCAAGGACGATGCGCTGATCGGCAGGCCACCCAAGGTTGACGCCCAACGCTGACAGCTGCTCACAGGCTGACGTGTACGGGTCAATGTAGATCGTGGAGCTGGTCGTTGTGGTTGGCTCAATGATGTAATCACGGGCCACAGGGACAGGGTTAGGTTGCTCGGAGAGGGCGCTAGGAGCCCCTAGGAGCGACGCAAACCCCCAAATGGCAGTGATGAAGCCTGCGATGAGTTTGGGTGCGGTTAGTTGCATAATGAATATCCTTTCGTCGGGTACTTCGACCCTAGACAGCCTGGTCGGCTATTGCAAGGATTTCGCTTTTTTCCAAGCCTGTACTGCGTCTGGGATCACATCAGCATTGAAAACATTCACATGCCATGGCTCGCTGTCTAGTTCCCAACTGAATCCGTAGTCGAGCGCGGTCGCTGCCATAAATTCCAGACGCGCACCAGATGCTTCTGCGACGTCAACCGAAATCCCCCAGTTGTGGTGTGATGATCCGGGTTGCGCGATCGGTGCTTTGCCGGGTTTCAAATACCAATTTTGACCCTTGTAAACGCGAGGCTTAACCCCTGCGATTGGTGCGGTGGTCATGCGATCATTCCACGCGATCGTCTGGGTGGCAAGTGATCGGTAGCAGTCATTGGCACTGGTTGGCTTAAATGTTTTGATGCCTTCTGCAAACGCGCGATCACGCCAAGCCAGCCAACAGTCAGCTGCGGAAAACAATAATTTGCCGTAAGGCTTTACCTCAACCAGCATGTTGTTTGGTAGTTCGCCTGCCTGACAATGCGCGACGATGCGCGGCAAAATGACCTTACGTTTGTGGGGTACTGTCACGCCCGAAACCTTTATCGTTCGGATTAACCCAGCGCATTAGTGGCGGAATGATGCCGGCGACAGCGCCTTTAACATAATTCATCGGGTCCATGGTGCCAGTTGAGTAGACCGCAACGAGTGCTCCAATAGCTGAACGTGCGTAACTGGCGAGCATTGCTTTGTCTTTGTCTTTCATCGGTGGTTCTCCAAATGACTGTCAATCTTTTGTTCTATTCGACCCAAGGTTTGGTGAACTTGCCCGTGGTCTTTCTTGTTTTCGCGGCCGACTTTGCTGATGAGTGCAACGACCACAGCGAAACCGCCAGTGATGACAGCAACCAAAATTTGAGGCGCCATGACATTATGACAACAATGCAAGTAGTTCTTCGGCGGTAAGACCGAGTTTGTCTAAAACCTGTAATTTTTGTTTTTTGCGGTCATCAATCTTTTTTTGCATTGCATCAATTTCGGCTTGCTGGTTTTCCCATATTTCAACTTCTTCTAAAGTTGCTTCGCGGTCTATGCCGTTATCGTTAATAATCATGGTTAAGCGGTCTTTCCATATCCGTAAATAGTGTAGGTGCCTGTTCCAGTTGTAAATGACATTGCAATTCCGTCGTAAGCAGTAGATACGTTATGGACTCCAGAAATAATCCGCTGATTGCCTGCTGAAGTTCCTTCGTGACTTTTAGCGTAAAACGTTGTTGGGGCTGCTAACTGTGGGCCGTAAATTTCAATCGGGATAATCACATTATTTGACACTGTACTTACAGAAAATGAGGACTGTGAAGCGCTATAACTATTACTCAATGTTCCTGCAGAACCCAATATGATATTGTAATTATAGCTTGCTGTTGAAGCAGTACCGCCCGTTCGAAGTTGCAAAGTTCCAGTTCCCGAAACCGTTGTCAAGTTCACGATCATTAAATAATTTGTATAGGAGCTTGTAAAAACGCTGTCAGCGGTAAATGATCCAGCTGCGCTAAACGCGGTTTCTGCTTTAACAACTGTTAGGCCTGAACCGGCTGATGTTTTGGCGTCTGGGAAAAAAATCGCTGCTGACGCGGTAGAAAAATACAAAATACCCGACGCATATTGCGTAAGCGCCAAAGACCCTGCGGTGCTAACAGTTGCAGTGCCAGCCGTAATCGTGCACGTACCTGCACCAATGCTCGTAATTCGAAGCGTGTCGCCAGCTGTGAAAAGCGATGTGTTGACCGTGATGGTCGTTGCGCCAGCATTGTTCATTGTGACCTGTTTGCCGGCATCGGAAGCTACTAACACGTAACTGGCGGTCTGGGCGTTGACCGACCAGTTGTAGTCGTTGGCCTGCAACGAGGTCATTTGAGCTGCGGTTAAAACCTGCCCGGTGGTAAAAGTTTGTTTTGCCATGTCTTCTCCTAAGTTAGTGGTTTAGCCGAGCCCATAAGTGGAATCGTCGAGGGTTGATGTGTCAAGGATGAAAGCCAAGTAGGTCGTTGCTGGTCCCGTGTAAATTGTAACTGTGTGCTGATCTACAGTTATTTCATGGTCAAGGCCTTCTACGAATAGATATTCGGTGACGGTTGACGGCACTACGCCGGCAGGAAATGTTTTCGTTACTGCAATTTGGGTACCTATTTCTAGGTTTGCGATAAGTGATTTGTCGGCGTCGGATAACGAGTTTAGTTGGACGCGCAAGCTGCTAAACCAGTAAGCCGGGTTTGCTCGAAGCAGGTATTGAGCTAGTGCTCCAGCGTCGGCAACGGTGGCCAAAAGAGTGATAACGATGGGAGTTTCTGAAACCCCGAACGTGTCTATTGACGTGCTATCGGTTGCTGTTGCGTATGTGGTTTGTGGTGTTGGATCAAGTGTGGTTGGCGCACTGGGCGCGATCGCCACGTTTACGGTGTTAACGACGGATTGCGTGGTTTCTTGAAAATAGTTTCGGTTAACTGAGTTGCTGGTTGCAAATGAATCTGGCAATGAGGCGATTCGTTCGGCAATTCCGATGGTGTAGTCAGGCATGGTTTAACTGTTCGCTATGTCGAAGGTTTGGTATGGGACGCCTGTTCCGGTATCGGACAAGGTTACAAGTGGGTTGGTAATTTCGGCTTGCACTCGGGCTTGAGCGGTAAATGTTCCAGATCGTGACATAAACATGCGGCCGTATTCGCAGTTTTGTATTCGCAATAAATAATCGCGCAATGCGGCGCCATCTTCAATACTTACTGCCCCTATGGTGGATACGCCTGTGGAAATTGATCGTTCTCCAGCGCCTTTAAGAATGTTGGCTGAATCAAGAACTGCGTTTACGCGGTCCCCGTATGATTGCTGAGTTGTTGTTTGGGCGTTTAGTTTGATGTTGTTCATTACTTGTATTTCGTCTGAACAGGTCACATCTACTGTTGCGTAGTTTGGTTGCATAATGTTTTGGTCGTATGTGGTGATTTGACCGTAAAACAAGTATTCGCCGTTTCTGCTGATTCGTACTGGAGTGGAAACGGCGATTGAAAGTCGGCCGTCCGTGGCATTCCAATATGGGCTAGCAGTGTTGACTACCGAAAAATAGAAGTTTGGGTCATAGATTTTGAACGATGCCCGTCCAGGGGTAACAGATTGT